CTTCGAGGAACGTGTCGAGCGCGGCCCAGGTGAGGTCGCCGTTGAACTTCGGCGCCGCCTTGACGTCGATGACGCTGCCGAACTGCCGCTGGTTGGTCGGCGAGATCGGCGACCGGCTCTTGCGCTCGAGCGTCGCGCCGATGCCCTCGATCGCGTTCGGCCCGAGGCTGTACCAAGTCGGCGAGCCGGGCAGCACGCCGGCGCTGGATTCGACGGCGACGGCCTGGGCGGTGCGGTTGGAGAAGCTGGTGCTGGACATGGTGCCCTCCTCAGAACGTCGCGGGGTAGGTGTGGGTCAACAGGACGTTGACCTGGTAGAAGCCGTTGAACGGGCCCTGCCGCGACGTCGCCGCGTCGACGATCGTCACGGCCTCGGCGCCGGGGGTGTCGGGGATGGCGCGGCCCTCGAGCACGGCGCGGAAGCGGGCCGCGCGCTCGAGCGCCGGCAGCGAGCTGTCGACCGTGCCGGTGGGCTCGTAGACCTCGGCGACGAGCAGCGCGCGGCGATGCACCTGGCGCTCGCCGGTGCGGCCGAACGTGCTGCCGCCGTTGGTCAGATCGCGCACGGACACGACGACGTGCGCCTCGCCGACTGGCGGGGCGACGCGCTGGCCGGCGTAGATCACGGGCGTCTCGTCCCAGCCGTCGCGGATCGCGTCCGCCAGCGCCCGCAGCGCTTCCGCCTCGGTCACCGGCGCACCGCCAGCGCGGCGTCGATCGCCGCCTCGACGAACCCGGCGTGCTTGCCGCGGGCGTTGACCGCGGGCGCGTAGTCGGCGTTGTTGGTGCAGAACGCCGAGCCGTCGCGCAGCTTGTAGGCGGCGACGGCCTCGACGTTCGGCGGGGTGCCGATCGGCACGGTGCCCTCGGTGGGCGCCGTGGTCGAGAGCTGGAAGTTCGCGCGCAGGAACCCGGTGTCGACCGGGGCCGCGGCGATCAGCTCGGCCTGGACGTTGAGCGCGATCCGGGCGACCTCGGCCGCCACCGCGGCCTCGAGCTCGGCCATCGTGGCGGCGCGGTCACCCACGTCACGCCTCCGCGGCGGGGCGCTTCGCCTTGGCCTTGGCGGGAGGCGGCTCGGGCGGCGGCTCGGGCGGCTGGTCGGCGACGACTGGGGTGCGGCCGCGGATGTCGATCGCCTCGCCCGGACGCTCGTGGGCGATGTGGCGCGACCCGAACAGCGCCGCCAGGCGCATTGGCTTGACGCTGGCCGCGTCGAACGGCTGGCCAGGCTCGAGCCAGCGCATCACGCCGTCGGCGTCAGGGCCGAGCGAGATCCGGCGGCGCACGAACAGCGGCGCCGTCGGGTCGAACCGGCGCAGCCCGCGCGGTCCCAGGATCTTGCGGAGGATGGGGGGAGCCATGGTTTTCCTCGGTAGCGGGCCCGGGAGTCGCGCCCGGTTCTTCGGCTTATGAGGCCGACGTGTTGCTCGTTCACTTGCCCGCAGCAGCCGGCAAGCGCCGGCGACGAATCAGATCAGGCCGTAGAGCAGGAAGGCCATGTCCGTGCCGGTGATCTTCACGTCGAACGCCTGCTCGATCTCGACGCGGTCGGAGGCGTTGCCCTCCATGCGGAACTTCTTGACGCGCGCGCCGGTCTCGCCCGCCATGCCGAACATGCCCTTCCAGTTGAACTGGTAGAACGCGCTGGGCATCTCGACCGCCGGGGCCGGCGGCTTGTAGTAGACCAGGAAGGCGTCGCCGCCCATGAACGACATCGACGAGGCGGCGCCCTCGGTCGAGGTGTCGTAGACCGCGTCCATCACCAGCAGCTCCTCGAGCTCGAACAGCTGCGCGACGAGCTGCTGGGTGACGATGGCCGGGTTGATGACGGTCGCGCCGCCGTTGATGCGGCTCAGGATGTCGGGGTGGACCTTGAGCTGGTCCCACACCGACCGCGAGCACACGGCGTGGCGCGGGCGGAACCCGCCGCTGGCCTTGTGCACGTAGGTGCAGTAGTAGGCGACGTCGTCGATCGGGTTCGAGTTGGTGGTGTCGCTCCACTTGACGACGTTGGTGCCGAGGACGTAGGAGCCCGACACGACGCCGGCCTTCTTGACATCCCAGGTCGCCGTGGCGTTGGTCATCAGGTTGGTCGCGAACGCCAGCTCACGGCTGATCAGGGCCTTCTGCGTCACGAGGATCGTGTTCGCGCGGTCCTGGTCGAGCGGCGAGTCGGTGTTCGCCCGCACCTGGTCCGGGATGTCCGCGTGGAAGGCGCGGACCGGACAGGTGTAGGTCAGCGCCGTGTCCATGTCGTAGCCGCCGCCGGCCGACTCGGCGCCGGGCGCGCGGATCTTCATCTCGTCGCGGTGGAACGCGCCCTTCTTGAAGCGGAAGATCGAGTCGGTCTGCTTCTCGACGGGGATCGCGTGACCGGCGCGGTTGGCCACGAAGTTGGTGGCGCTCTGGAAGTGCGCGATCGACACGTTGCCGAGCGGGCGGTTGACGTGGACATCGCCGGGGGTGGGCTGGGCCATGACGCTTGACTCCGATCAGGTTGGGATGCGGGTGGCTCGCCCTCGCTCAGGCGAGGATCGACGAGGAGGTGAGGAGCACCTCGACCAGCTCCGCGGCGGCGGCCGCGGTGGTCACGGTGCGACCGAGGACGTGGTTGGTGCTGGTCGCGACGGCCGCCTGGCCGTCGGCCGAGCACATGACCTTGGTGCCGGTGGTCGCGAGCGCGACGTCGGCCTGCACCTTGGCGATGCCGGCGATCTGGACCTCGGCCGCCTCGCCGGTGTTCGGCTTGTTCAGCAGGACCCCGATGCAGTCGTTGCCGGCCGCGCCGAGCACGACCGCGCCGCTCGAGATCTTCACGAACTTGAACTGCGCGGCGGTCAGGTCCGCGCCGGCGGGGAGGGTGATGGTGTTGTAGGCGGCGAGCTGCTGGGTGGCCATGGTCGTGGGCTCCTGCGTGATGTGCGGTGGTGGCGCGGCTCAGTTGCCCGCGGCGGTGCGCTTGGCGGCCTCGGCGCGCGCGTAGAGCGCGGCGCCGTCCGGCGTCTCGAGGGCCAGATCGAACGCCTTGGCGAACGACACGCCCTTGTCCTTGGCGATGCCCTTGGCCAGCTCCTCGAGCTGACCCTCGGCGTCCTTGACCGCCGCCGGCTCCGAACCCTTGCCGATCGGCCGGGTGATGGTGCCGATGCTGGCGTCGACGGTGGCCAGCGCGGCCAGCGCCTGGGCGCGCTCGGCCTCGGGCAGCAGGTAGGCCGCCTTGACGAGTAGCGCGGCGTCCTTCACGTGGGGGACGGCCGTGACCGACTTGGCGATCTCGGCGGTGACCGCGGCGGCCTTGGCGACCTCGAGCTGGTCGGCCATCGCGTCGTTGGCCTTGGCCATCGACACCAGCCGCGCGTCGTCGGTCGCGTAGAACACCTCGCCGCTCTTGGCGACGTGCACCGGCTTGGCCAGCGCGGCGCGCTCGGCGTCGCTCTTGGCGACGAAGACCGCGAGGCCGGCGCCGTCGAGGCGCTTGGCGTAGGCCAGCTGGTCCGCCGGCAGCGCCAGCACGTCGTCGACGAGCTTGCGGGCCTTGGCGAGGTCGGCCTGGGCGGCCAGGAGGGACTTGTTGACGTCGTCGGCCATGGTGGCGTTCTCCGAGGTGGTGACGGTGTGCGTGTGACCGGCGGTCTCGCCGATCGAGATGGTTCCGTCGGCGAGACGGACCCAGGGGTGCGAGTGGCCGTACTCGGAGCCGGGCGCGACCTCGTAGGAGGTCCCGCCGTCCGACTCCTCGACGTCGTAGATGGCGTGCTGGTGACCGTTGGTCGGGTCGGTCAGCGCGGGCGCGCGCTTGGCGATCGGTTTCTTGGTGCTGCCGCACTTCGGGCAGGCGGCCATGTCGCCGGTCATCGAGGCGCCGCAGGCCGCGCACTTCATTTTCATCGCCTTCTCCATGTCGGCGGCGGCGGCGGCGTCGGCGTCGGCGTGCTCGAGCTCGGACGCGATGTACCAGCGGTGGACCATGTCGCCGTGCTTGAGCGCGATCGCGGTCCCGTCGATCTCGGCGACGGTCCAGACCATGCCGGCGTGCGCGGGGTCGTGCTCCGAGCCGGCCTTGACCGTGACGCTGTCGCCGACCGCGAACGAGGTCTTGACGATGACGCCGCCGGCACGCTTGGCGAGCACCACCGACGTCCCGACGCCGTGCGCGGCGGCGCGCACGAGGTCGATCTTGTCGATCCGCAGCTTGCGCAGCGTGCGGCGATGCTCGGCCTTCTCGAGCCCGACCGCGTCAGCGCTCTTGGCGACCGTCGCCTTGACCAGCTCGGCGAGGGCCTCGCCCTCGATGCTCATCTGCCACGGCTCACCGGCCTCGATGGCGGCGTCGAGCGACTTGGCGACCTCGGCCGTGGGCGTGAACCCGACGCCGAGACCGGCGTGCGGGCCGGTCAGCGAGAAGGCCGCCTGAACATCCTCGGTCAGCGGCATCACGAGCGGGACCGATCCAGTGATCGTGCCGTCGTGCTCGTGGCCGAGCTGCGCCGACTTGGCCAGCGACA